CTCTAAAGTATGGATCTTCAGTGTAGCTGTAAACAATGTTTGCAGGATCTACGTATGAGATTTGAACACCTGCTCCCGGAAGGAACTCATGCTTCTCTACAGCGATACCAAGAGTCATTAGGTCGTAGTCACACTGCTTACGAATATTGTCATATCTATTCTCATCAAGAATGGTATTGATAGCCTCCTCTTCTGCAATCTCAATTGCAGGTTTGTAGTTGAGGTTCATATACAATGATAGCTCTTCGTCAGTGCTTGGAAGCTCATCAGGGTTCATTACAAATGGATCAACACCTGTTTGCTCTTGTATATTCATCAGAAGGTCTTTTGCAACCATCTGACTCTCAATCATATCTTGATACTTGTTTCTTTTTGCCTGAGACATTCCATCCTGAGCATATGCCTTAACCTTGAATAAACGGTCAGACATTCCATTGACAACAATGTCAACAAACTTAGGAATGATTGGCACAGGTGTCCAATCAAGGTTGATGTATGATAGATCACCATCAATAGCAAGCTCATCCTTGTATTTAGCAATAGGCTGCTCACCACGCGCATATAAACGCAAGCGGTGAAAGTCACGCCATTGGCTGTAATATCTACATTGGTTACCATCCTTGCGGAACCACTCGTATTGTATGGCCTGTCCAACTTGGAGACCAAACTCATCGGTTGCTTTTTCTGCATCAGTTGCGAATTGACTCGGAAATGATGTAGATGATATGTTTACGATTACTTCTTTCATGTATTCAAGGAGCTAATATTCCCTTTATTATTATATGTAGCAAATTTAATGCTTATTTTTGACTCTTTTACCTCAGGTTGATATAAGTGCTTCTGACAAGCCATAATAGCCAATCCTGAGCTAATTGTCGCATCAAACATTGTACGGTCGCTAATATCGAATTTAGCCCAATCCTCTAGTGTTTTGTTGAACGGCATAAATCCCATTTCCCCATCTTCTCTAACACCGATGTACTTCTCGATGTGACTTTCAATAGCCGCAGCGTGCGCCTGCTTGACATCCTCTGATGAGTTTGGTATACCACCTAACTCACGTTCTGTCTTAGACAACTTAGCGTACACCTTGTCAGGACGATTGATACAGAAACCACGGTACCCTCTGTTCTTAAAGTGATACAGCAAACGAGGTTTGTTGTTCTCAATCAAAATTGGCATACCATAAAACACACAGGCCATCAATACCTCCTCAAAAAATATCTCAGCAGTCTGAGGACGCGCAATGTATTCTAAGAAGAATTGGTTTATAGGCGCCTCATCCATGTGGTATTTGGTTAGACCATGCAGTGCACCATTTGAACCACGTCCTACCACAACTCCTGAGATGTCATAGGAGTCACAGCCAAAGGCACCAATATGTTCATTTCCGGGATACTTAATGCCGTTCTTTGTGTATACTTGGTTTTGTAAATGCCTTGCAGGAGCCCATGCTATCAAGAACCTTCCCCTTCGATCAGGAGTAAATATCACTTGCGTATCTTTGATGCCATCCTTCCAACTAAATGAGCCTCTAGTGTAGTGGTGCTCTTTAATCAATGTATCATTAAAGTCAATCTGCTGATATATCTTAGTCAAGTTAAATAGAGCAGCCTTGCTTTCATCTCTAAATGCGTGCGACTCTGTTCTTGGGAACTGACGGTAGAATTCGTTAAGTGCGTCAGGGTCGTTCTTCAATGAGTCAACCTCTGCCTCCCAATAGTCAATGGCCCCATTAACAATCATATTCCCATCAACTCCTTTGATAGGAGCACTTGGTTTACGCAATACAGGCATACCATAAAGGTCAATGAAGCCCTCCATGTTCCACTCCATCGGGATGAATAGACCATAAAGTCCCGACTTTGTTTGACCATTGGCATTTCGTGTAGACGGCTTAGAATCCTCATACAAGTCTTTGTAGTTCTGACCGCCTTTGCTCAATGCATTGGATGTCGAACCCATCATACACTTACCGATAATCTTAGAACCCAATCGCAAACACGTCTTGGTTACACGCCAATTGTTCAGGATATTATTTGGCTTAGTCCATTTTGCGCTCTCGTCATGTGCTAAAAACAATAGTTTCTCACCATCGTAAGAGTTCTCATCTGTGTTCTTCCAATCTATTGTTGTGTCAAGGCCGTCTACGCCATCCTCATCAATCTCATGCATATTCTTTTTGGTGATCTTGGAAGCAGGAACACGATAGGCAAGCTCTGTCTTTGGTTTATCCATACCATCCATCACCGGCTTAAAGAAAAACGGCAAGTTACTGTTGATGGGCACAACCTTGTCCGTAAACATCTTCTTGGCATCGGAACCTGTCTTTGACAAGATACCAACCCGTGAATCTTTAGCGAGAGTTGCAATATTCACGCATTCTGATGATGACATAAAGGAGAACCCGGAACGACGTATCTTTAAATATACCATACCAAAGCTTCTATAGTCAGCCTTACAGGCCTCCCAATAGATAAAGAAGATGCGATTTGCTTCCCGAAAGTCAGGGTATCCGACGTCAATCTTAGACCATTGAAGGTACATATAGTGGGACCCCGTCATATATGTAGGAGTGCCATTGTTCATAAACCAATGCCCCTGATCTCTACGATCAAACTCTTGCTCTATGTAGTCAACGTATTGCGCCTTGAACTCCTTAGGCATCTCATGCCATTGGAAGATTGACTGAATGCGACTCAACTGTTTTGGTATGTCAACACGCTCCCAATACTGCTCTGATGATTTTGAACTTCTGCTCGTTAATTTTGAAGGCACATCAGGAAGGGCTATATTCACTCCATTGATGTTGTATATATCACCTATTCTTCCCGTCTTTGACAAGATTACAACGTCATATTGGTCATTATAACCATACTGCCAACTGTGGTTTCGGTTCTTTTGATCCTTAACCCTCTTTGGGATGTGATCTCTGATAACGCTATATAGCTTATTTAGCTCTTCGCTCTGCGAATCCCTGTTTAATGTCAAGCTTTGGTGATTCATCTTTTACCTCCTCCAATATAGCCTTCTCGGCTTCGATTTTATTTAGAATTTCGAATGCATCAAATATAGCTAATCGTTTTGACGCAGCAGCGTTCTTTAATTTGTCCACTGACAAGTCATCTTCAGGATCAGGTTTAATGATATCCTCTTTAGCAACTTTGATGAGTTGTTCAACGGCTCTGTATCCTGCCTCAATAATATTACGTCTTAAGTCTTTCTCTCTACTCATAATTTCACTGTGATTTGATGGTCATACATGCGGTATAGCTTCTCATCGTCTACGATAAACTCATACTCACTCTCAGGCTTAAAGCACACCTTGTCTCCGGCTTTTACTCCGGCCTTTATAAGCGCCTCGTTTGGATAGCGCATAATTCCCATCAGTGGTTCTTCGCTTAATGGCTTGTAGATGTACGACTCCTCAGGTTTTACAGGCTCAACAAAGCAGTACTTGTCGTAGGCCATCCAAGACTCTCCATCATGGAACATATAGAATTGGTCGGGCTCAATAAAAAATAAATCTTCTTTGAAAAAACTCTTACCGCTCTTGCGACGACCCTTCATGTCGTTGTAAAACTTGAATACGTTGTGATGTACAAGTAGCTTATGCCCGGGCTTGATAGGCCCTTCATAGCCTAGTGGTATCTCGACAACCTCTGCCTCTCTATTTGAGAACCTGTGGTCTTCCTCTGAAGTGCTTATAATAAGGTCGATACCACCAATATCCTTGGTGTTGTTGTATCTCTTCCCCTTAAGTGGTTTAGTGATAAAGTAAAATGGTGATTGCATTAGATATTTATATTGTACTCAATGGCAACAGGAACGGTATTATTGAACTCTTTCCAAAGGACAATCTCATTCTTATCATTGGCAATATAAATCTTAATTGATTGCTTGTAGTCGTCGTACTTAATGAGGTGAATATCTTGAGTATCACCTAGTACTTTCTGACCAACAATGTAATGCATTGCTCCACCCTTGTAGTCCGGTCCGACTGATATTTTCCTGATTTCCATTGAATTTAATTTCTAAAATAAGTCACCTGACATATTTTATTTTTTTGTGACCTCTCCGGTTTGAAGGTTGATTACAGCATCCTCACCGTACTTGTCCATTAGACCTTTTTCGTGTTGCTGAAACTCTAGTCTTAGCATATCAATATGCTTTAATAGACCGTGCTTCTGTAGCTCAACGTCAGCAAGCTGAATCTTTAGCTTGTTAAACTCGTTGTGCATTCCTTGAGTAGCCTCTAGCTCCTCCTTAGTTAAAAACTTTTCTACTTTCATTGGATTTAATTTTTACAAAGATACAATTTATTAGATAATTATTTTATAAGAGTCAATACTCTTCTCAACTCTATCAATACCACCTTTCATAATACGTACATTTTTAAGTCTAAGTATACGTCCACCAATTGGTTTTGGGGGGGCACCTCTCTCAACGTGCCATCCATGGTGCCCATCCTCATATTCCTCTTTGTATGTTCCTGTGAGCATAAGGTGAATCTGACGCTGCTTCATTTGATAACCTAAGTTGGGGTGATGTTGAATCATATCCCTAACGTCATTACGTGAGGCATTCTCATGTATGTGGCCCATTGTAAACACGTCAAAATCCTCATATAGCTCTAGCGCTCTTGTTAGATTGATGGCCCCCTTTGTGACAATTCCACCGCCTCCCGAGCCATGAAAATATTTTACTTTGTAAGTGTGTATTGATCTAGTGCCAATCTTAAATACCAACCACCCGCCGTACCCTCCTACCTGTACATTTGTTCCGCACTTAAGGTTGAGTAAATCAACAAATCGCTGAAGTATGTCAGTCTCTTGCCACTTTATGACACCTGTCTCGTGATTACCATATCCAATTACTGTTAAGATGTCTGCATATGGCGTCCACCACTCTACAGCAGTCTCAACAATTGAGTCTAAGTATCTGAAGTTATTGTGTTCAGGCCTAATGTCAGACTTGTTTCTACGATTATCGCCACGACCCTGCATCAAACAGAAAAAATCCCCATTTATCATGACGGGTATGTTGTTCTTCTTGAAGTAATCTAGGTGACTTCTCAAGACATCCCAATCGCACTTTGGATTGTCCCAATGGATGTCTGATAGCATTGCTATCTGAAAATCATCTGTCGGAATGATTAACTCATGTAAATTTTTTGAGTGCTTGATTAATTGCATACCTTATGATTATAGTGAGTATTACACCCACAACTAAACCTAAAAAGAACATGTTGTATCCGTTCTTTTTCTTAGTCTTTATCTTGACCTTATTGTCCTGCTTATTTATCTTCACGGCAGCATCTAAGCTATCATCGTGCATTTTAATTGAAGCCTTCAAGCTGTCATCGTACACTTTTCTTATGTGCCTTAAGCTGTCATTAAACCTTCTGTTATCAAAACGAACTTTCCACTTAGGGACGTACTGCGTCACTAACTTAGGTACTATTGAATCTTTGTAGGTAATAACGGGATAAGGCTTACCCTCAACCCACATAGTGTCCACAGTGGCTACCTTAAAGGTGTCCACATGGATAGTATGCATATACCCTTTGTTTACAGCTTTTTGATGCAGGCGCTCAGCACCACATGATAAAAGTAGGTGCAATGATAAAATGATGAGTGCAAATCGTTTCATTACTTGAAAAATGAACGCTTCTTATCAGCGCGGTTCTTTGATTGAGACTGCATACGTGTACGCGTGCGAGACTTGTGGGCTACGTCCTTACCATCTCCGTTCCCGTAGGTGCCACGCTCACGGTTCTCTTTGTTGAGTCCGGCACGATATTCTTTACGCTCATCTGAAGAGTGGTATTCTTTGTCATATTTCTCCTTCTTGGCTCTCGCCTCAGGGTTTGACTGATAGTACTTAGCACTCCTTGATGTACCTGTTTTAGTTCCTGCTAATTTGTTTCTCATCTTTGATAAGGTTATAAACAAAGACAGTAGCCACTAATGAGCTACTGTACTTTTTATTTGGTATCCATTTTGCAATTATCATCTATAGACAATGTATCGTGAAAATGGTATAGACATCGTTGATGTTGATGCAACGTTTGAAACTGCGACCATAAAATAATTATCAACTGTTACATCTATATTGTAAGATCCATCTGCAAAAGGG